GTTTGATTTAGTTGTGTATAATCAGTTATTCCACTTGATCCCCCACCTATGCCAGCGACATTATTAGGAACTGTTCCCCTTAAATCTTGGTATCCTGTACCTAGATTAAATGTATAATTTGTACCACTGCGTCTTATTATAAACTTCCCTATTAATATCCCCTTACTAATGAAGTTGTCAGGAATGCTAAAATCAGCATATCCATTATCATCATCTATCGCTCCCTGTTCTGTCTGATACCCGTCTCTTGGTATGTTTAATACCAAAAGTGAAGTCTCATCTTCTTTATTACCAATTAACCAAACTACAAACGGAGTCCACTGGTTATTCCATGTAGAGCCATCTGAATATTTCGTTAAATAACCAACATTTAAAACGGGTCTAAATGGGTAATCGGGGTCATTTTTAACAAGCATATAATCACCAAGCGACATATCAAGTGCTGGAATTGTTTGTTTATGGAATTGTCTCATTTTACCCCCTGTTGTAGCCCATTGTAATGAAGATGCACCTACAGTCAATGTTGCCGCTAATCCTGTTCTAGCCCATCCAGCATTTTGCGCCCTTATCCAATCGGCAATATGAACTATATGACCGTTATCGTCATCTGTTTTGAAATGATTATTAATGTTTTGATTGCCATAAGCCCCAGCAATGAGATCAGTATTTGTTTCGTCAGATAAATTAATTTCTGCCACCTGTGCAAATTCATTTTCTGGGAATCCACTAGTATTCACAGTTAATAGCTTAGTGTCCTTATCTATATAAATAAAATTATCTTGCAGTACGCCCGATATTCCGGCAGTTCCAGCAGTTAAACTAATCGTGTCAGGAACGGCAAAATCAAACCACCCACTACTAAACACTAATGTCAAATTATCTGCTCCCGTAGGATTAGTAATTACACCTTTTATTACACCGCCCTCTACGAATGTTCTAAAGTCAAATGTTTCTCTGATTGACCCGTCAAAAGCATCTCTAATAGAATTATAGAAGTTAACACCATCTGATCTGAATTGAATAATTCCATCTGTTACACCTACTTTCACCACTGCACCGATTGGATAAGTGTATTTAGGAAACTCAGGCTTTGTGTTGGTCAGTAGTCCCAATGTATCTACATAAATCGGGCCTAGTGACAACCCCCCTGTATTCACATCGTTTACCCGTCCAACTAACTCAACCGCTAATCCGTCTGTGTTATTTAAAATATCTTCAGTGGCTATTAATAAGGCTGTATATCTTTCTGTATCGGTAGCTAATCCTACCGTAATTCTATTGTTAAAAACAGCTTGTCCGAATAATACACGCCCGTTAATTATAGTTGATCCCGTGTTGTTGTGTACTGGTATTTGAGTTTCTTGACCTATTTGCAATATAACTCCATTGCCTAAATCAAGTGAGGCCGTTCTATTTGGATCATCCCAATACAGAGTGCCTTTTACTTCGTCTCCGGTCTCGGTGTAAGTAGTATCTAATACTAATCGTTTAAATGGTGAATTATATTCTATACCGTGAGAATATTGAATAGTCATATCAAGACCATAACCGTATTGAAGTGCGTCAGGTTCTAACTGTTCAAAATTACCAGTAGGTAAAGATGGTGATTCTCCATTATTGGCTGATAAATAAACGGTTCCCACCTCTCCTTGAAACGGTGCGTAATTTGCATCGAATATATCCACCACTATTAAAGTAGGTGCGATTGTTGTGTCAATTATTTCATATCTTAACCCTCTTTTGTCTTGTAAATAATTCCCATATCTCAAAGGAAAAGTTCCGGGGTCGTCGTCAATTGGAGCAACTACCACCGAAAAGGTATCTTCGCCTAAAAACTGAACATTATTTACGAAAGTTTTCCATGCTACTATCGGTTTGTATTTATCCCAGTCAATAGAATCCTGCTGTGAATATCCTAAAACTGATATAAATAAAAATAGTAATATTGTTAATTTTTTCATGCCAGAATTATATAAAGTTTTAATATAGACTGTGTGTATCGTGTTGAAATCGTTTCTACCCTAAAATTATTATCATCTAAATTTGTATATCCCTGAAAAGCATCTACAAACGGTCTTAGGAATTTATATTCTGTTCCTGATAGATTGTAAGAAACTGTAACATCTGCACCGTATCTTCCAAGATTGTGTTCTATTAAAAGATTGCCACTCGAAGCAGTTAAAACCCACCCAACAGGGTAGTCAGTCCCTTCAACTGCCGCCGCAATACTTCCGGCTAATGTTCCGTTAATTGGAAGTGAGATTGAGAAAACTGATTTAACTGCGTCCGCTAATAGTGCGTAACGATCATCTAAATTAACGGTAAAATCTAAATCAACACCTTTAAAAAAGTTCAAGTTTCCGGTTGTGTCGTCCCATACTACTGAGTCCCATCCACCTGCATCGGTAGGAGAATAAGATAAGAATATCCCATCAGTCCAAGTAATGCCAAAGTCAGCAGAAAGCCTCATATATAGATCACCGCTTACCCACGGATAATGCCACAGAGTCGCGTTATCTATACTGAAATTAATATCTAGACCAAGTTTATTAATCTGTGTTACTAATTCATTTATAATGTTCCTTGACACTAATCCAGTATCTCCGTTTTGTATGTTATTTATTGCCATGTCTTATATTGTTACGTTTACTGTAAATTTTGTATTCACTCCTGAAGCTATTGCCTCAAAGGTATTAGAATATGACACTGTTTGTGTTCCTGAGACTACATAAATTGGAAAATCAGTTCCAAAAATATAAGGGACTGTTGTTATTGGCGTAAATGCGTCGTTCATCGAGTCCGGAGCTGAAGGTAATACAGTTATTGTATCTCCAAATCCTAAATATACTGAAATATCGTGTACTCCTATTCCTGACAACTCAATAGTATCTTCTACTTGTGCTGAATCTACCCATTGTCCATTATCGTCCCAATCATTGACATCATTCCACAAGCCCGAAGGTTCGCCCAGTATCCATCCAGATACATTTGAATTTCCTATCTGAATAAAAGTTCCATTGAAAATACACTTCTCCATGTCGTGATTTCCATTACACACAAGGTATTTATTATTATTTACCTCATAATCTATAATCGTACTATCTGGCTTAATGTCTTTGGTTAATATTGATCCGGTTATTGCCCATTGAGGGAGATTGACCTTCCCGCTTTTAGCCGCTGCAACTACTTTATGTAAGTTTGTTTTGTTCGCATAATTCACAGGAAGTTTCGACCAGTTGGTGGTTACTTCGCTTTTATCTGTTGCTAAGAATAATCCACCTGTATAGATATGCTGTTCGTTTAATTCTCCGTTGTATGGCTGAACACCTGTATTTATTAGATCAGGAAAATCACCTGTCAATAATTCCAAATCATCAGGGACATATGTATTATTTCCAACCTGTATTAAATCAACTATTGGCTCGTCTGGATATGCGCCAAATTGCTCCGGGGATAAAGGAATTATTTGAGGGAATGTTAATTGGAGTTGAAAACTATCAAGTATTAAAAAAGACCCAAACGCGCTATAAACATAAACCTCTAGTCCTCCGTCTTCAGGAATAACTAAAGTGTTTGGTATCTCATAATCTATATAAACAGAATTAGAAGCTAATTTAACATCTATGCTCTGAAAATTTATAAACACCTCAGTCGCCGACCATGTGCCATCAGTTGTCAAATACTTATCACCACCGCCGGAAGTGTTCACTATCTTAGCCCAAAACTGAGAGGACACTAATAGGTCGTCATCTGTTAGTTTATTGAGTTTGAAAGATAAGTTTAATTTTAAACCGTGCTTATTCCCTTCTATGTTATTTATTGTTTGTAAAATATAATTAGTTGGCTGATTGATTGTGCTGTACCCTAAAAATCTAGCCGACACTTTGCCATTAGAGCTATACCGATCAATTACGCCCGTTCCTGATTGACTCCAATTATCCGGCAAGTAATCCAATCCATTCTGAGACCAATCATCAAACTCATAATTCAATAGAGCCGATCCTTTAAATATGAAGTCCCTTATTATAGTTTGTTCTTTCCATGCCGGGAGTACGTTTAGAGTCTGGTCTGAATTAGCAAACTTATCATTATTTGGCAGTCCTATAAAAAGCTCAGTGTTTTTTGTTATTTCCTCCTTTGGGGAAAGTAAATTATACTTAGTCATAAATATGGTAGATTCAAATTCCACTATATTAACGAACCACCATAACCCCTCTGATTGGTAAATCCTAGCACCCCACCTATTCAATTGATCTTGTAAAACCTCATCACAATTTAAACCCTCGTATCGTTTACAGTCTGTAAATGTTTGAATCATCGGAGAGTCAGTAGTTACCTGATTCTCTTCAAATATATTTATTCCGAAATAAATTGTCGGAGTACCTATCTTCCTTATAACTTCAATTAAAACCTCCCTGTCTGTCTTTACTCCTGTTAATTCAAAAGGATGAGAACTTAATTCTCCTAGTCCGTCCCTGGCGGTTATTGTGGTTGCATATGGTGTGCCGTTGTATGGCTCTGTGAAGTTTTCAGGTATCACCCAACCCACCCAATCTAAAACAGCATCAATATAAACCTGTAATTTGTATTTCCTTGAATCACCTGTGAATAAATCTATGTATTGAAAATCTGATTGTGTTAATATGCCTACGCTTATTTGGCTACCTAATTTAGAAACGAATAAATCTTGGTCGTCTCCATTTATGTTTTTAGTTAATCCGGCAAGTATTACAGGAATTTCCGCACCTGAATAATTGTTTTCAGATATATCAACTTTAACCGTTCTCCCGAAATGGTCTATTAATGTCCCTGTATATTTTACGCCGTATGCCATTAAATTCTTCCTTGATTAGTATTGAATTTTTTTAATACAATGTTAATTTGATTCCCGGTAATACTAGTAACTAATTCCCGATCTTGTGCGTTTGTGTTGATTACATTAAAGGTTTGTGCATTTGCACCGCCTCCGGTTGATAAATTGCCTTTCGACACCCTAGAGCCTACCCCACTTATTGCGCCTCCAATGGCTACCAAAGCGACACCCGCCGCAATTGCTAACCCTGCTCCGATGGGTCCCAATCCTAGCGAAGTCCAAAACGCCTCTTGTGCTATTCCGTAAGCGATTAACATCTTACCGAACTCACCAAGAAAACCGCCTATTGTTTTTAATAATCTGGCCCCTAATTCCTCGATGTTGAAATCACCCGCAAAAATAGCCTCCATAGCCGCGCCAAATTCATCAGCAATAGAAAGTATGCCGTCAATTATTAAATTGTCTAAGTCTTCGCCTAATTGCCTCCAATCAGATAAATAGTCTGCTGTAAACGCATCCAATTGTTCACTCATCCGATTAAAGAATGATTCCATGTTTGCCAATCCTGATTCTGGATCAAATGGCAATCCTATCTGCGGAACGTCTCCACGCGTTGCCATAGTCTCAGGCGTTGCACCTCTCGCTGATCTTAATGTGGTAAGTGATTTAATTAGTTCTTCATTGGCTTTTATCTGAGCTAGTGTTTTTTGAATCTCTGTACCTTGCTCTACGTTGTATAATTCTAGGGACTCTTTTAAATCGTCTGTTTCGGCTTTTAATTCGCCAATGGTTTTTACGTGTAATGATTGTGCTATCAATAAATCCTGCTCTGCTGCTATTTGATTTCTTGATGAATTATCATCAATAGCCGCCTGTTCTTTTTGTTGTTTAGCTAACTTCTTTTCAGCCTCCTCCCTTGCTTTGACTTGTTTTACTATCTGTTCGGCTCTTTTGTCAAAAAGCTCAAACGCAATTGCCCACTTCTCTAATGTAGTTGCGTAATCAGAAGTCCAAACAACCATTATGTCACTAGTCTTTTGCAAGCTGTCTCCAATAGTTTCTATTAATGTTTTATTTTCAGATAGTTTTAGTTTAAGGTTATCCCAATTAGCGGTAAGAGTTGCCACCTTAATAGCATTAGTATCTATTATCTTTCCACTCTCTGCCATTGACTCAGCGGCTATCCTTCCAACTGCTGCTGCAATATCTGAAACTTTAGCAGACTCAAACCCGACCCCTTCTAATTGTTTCCGTAGTTCAATCGCTGAAATTCCTAAGTTGTCAAGGATTAAAGGAGACTTTCTACCGATACCTGTTACAATTGAGTTAACAAGGAAATCTACTGACTCCCCCGTTTCTTGTGCGCGTTTAGTTGCAAACTCAAATAAATTAGCCAAGTCCTCTATCGGCAGCCCTAAATTCTTGGCACTTACCGCACGTTTCATTAATTCTAATTCACCAACAGTTCCGGCGGTTGCTTCCTGTAAATCCTTTAACGTATTATCAGAAGCCATGCGATTAAACGCATCCCTTACACCTTCAGCGACACCTCCAATCATCACAAGCTCTTTACCAAAAGCAACGATCTGAGTAACGGCAAAAGCACCTGCGATCAAACCCCCAATCTTCTTTAAACCATTACCAAAGACATTGGTTTTCTTTTGCGCCTTGTCAATACCCTTATTGAAAGATGTTGAGTTGAGTCCTAATTTTACAAATAAGTCTGATAATTTGCTAGCCATTCTTTCCTATTTTACCGATGTTCTTATAATACTCTAATCTGTCGTCTATGCTCACAACATCTATATAATCAATATCTAAAGGCCATACGTCTTTAGGCTCTTTGGCTGCGTGTCCTCTTTTCCGGTTTAAGTTTGCCGTAAGCGTGACTATATTCCTATGGTCTGAACTTACTAAATCCCTTCTAACCGCAAAACCCCTGATAATTGCACTTAGTTCGCCGTTCGTCAGCTTCCAGAAATCGTATGGATTGATTTGCAGTTCACCAAGAGCCATGTTGTATAATTCAGAGAACGTTAGCGGCTCGCTTTTTTTTTAGGCTTGCCGGGCATCTTCCTATATCCTAACTGTTCGGAATCCATGTAACAATCAACTATCTTTTGCGTTGCTTCATTCCCGGCTAATTCAAGCGCGCTATTCAACTCCTTTTTAGTGAAGTTGTTTTTAATCCTGCGTTCCATGCAATAACTTTCAGCCCCGGCGAATATCTGTTCAGAAGCAATCTTTCCCTTTGGTGTTTCTTTTAGCCATTTTTGATGATCAGGTAAATCAATATCATTGTTCTTTAATAATCGAAACATAGATAGCTGATCAAACGAAAAGCCAATTGTTCTTTCGCGAGAAATATAAAATATACCCCACCTTAACGGAAAGGGTAGTTTTATTTCAATCGTTCCATTTCGCATTATGAATTAACTGTTTTTACAATGTCACCATCAAATGTCAAATCACATGAATAAGTGATCCTGTCATTATCGGCATAATCTTCTGTGATATTACCGATCAATGCAGTACCAGCTATATTTATGTCACCTACTACCTCAGTGGTTCCATCAATTCCATAATTAGTAATTTCAATCGGTACTTTCGTTCCGGCTACTGCTGCATCGTGTAACGCTTCCCAGTTCTCAGCCGATGCCGCACCGTCTGTGTCGCCAATTGAACTAACGGATAAAGTATCAGCCAAACGGCCATACTCGAAATTAGATGATCTCTTAGAAGCCTTTGAGCTTACTTCAATTAAATTAATTGCTGTTGCTAGGGATGTGCTTAATTCCCCAATCAATTCTTTTGTCTCGATTTTAATCTTAACACACGTTCCTACTTTTGCCATAACTTAAAAATTAATTATTGTCTTCAATTTGAAAATTTACTCTTATTATTGTTGTGTCTACATCTTGACTATTCAATAAGTCTTCGGTTTCATCCGTACTAATTAAAGTCATAGACATTATTCCAAACCCTCCTGTTATCGTAAATGGTACACAGTTGTTAATTATCTCCTTGATTGAATTAACAGCCGTCCACATCGTTTCTTTTGTCGTTAAATCAGCAAATACAACTTCTATGTCTAAATCGTAGCTGTACATGAACTGATTCTTTGGCCCGTCCTCTATATCGGTTATGTTAGTGATATAATAAAACGGATAGGTAATAGGATTACTAAAATCCCCTTTTGGAACTTTCGTGTATGGAGTTAGCCCTGTAGCCTTTGCGGCTATCGCGGTTATTAATCCTGTTACTAATGGCGTTCTACAATCTTTCATTTAATCTTTTTATTTGCTCGTCCCGGTATCTCTCTAAATCGTTTATTTACATCTACTGTTCTAGCCGCGTGTTCTAAGTAAGAATCTAACTTCTCAATTTTGTTTCCATAAATTACATTCGTTCCTACGGCTCCCTGTTGGTTCTTTAAGTTAACGCTTAAATCCCTATCGCTTGAACCGCCTTGAAAACTATATCCTCTTTTATTAGTTGCCCTATTGGCGAACTTTTGCTTTATCGTTTTAACAAATAAGGAGTTTCTTAATCTTGATGTTACAATATGCCCGTCTGACTTAATTTTCCTTTGTGCAATCAATTTAATATCAAACAGAATAGCCACAATAGCCTTAAACGTTTCCTCTGGATAGTGTTTCTCCATTAGTTTAAACCGCTTATTAAGCCGCTTATGTGATATAGGATCAAGACTAATTTGTACGCTCATTAGCTAAAACTTTTACTATTCTTTTATTCTCGTCAATCTCTAAAATGCTTATTACTCTGAACTTTCTCGTTTCATAAGTCAATTCAACCGCCTGTGTTATGTTCGTGCCTTGCTCGTATCTGAATGTAAACTCATAACTTGCTTGACCTAACTGTAATCCATTCAAGAGGCTTTCGGACTGACTAAGTGGTTTCGCACCACACCAAGTACTAACCTCAGTCCCTACGCCTTTTGTACTGCCCCCTGTTGCCGTTGGTGTACTGGCAGCAAATGTCGTGTATGTTATTCTTCTATTTAATCGTCCGATTTCCATTAGTAAACTTTAAACTGACTCAGATAATTATAAAAATTACTCGTTAATTTAACCAATCCACCCTCAAATGTGTTTCCGCGTTTCTCGTATATCTCAGCGATCTCTTTCAACATGGCTAACTTAATTCCGGCAATGGTTGTATCTTTAGTTGTGTACTTTACAAATAATCCACTATCGTTAAGCGTATCGGTTGCCGTAGTTGTTCCGGTTACTTTTATCAGAAACTGATTTAACCCTGTCTTTGAATAACTCTCGGACGTTAATACAGTACCATCAAGTTTAACCTCTGTTATCTCATTGTGTACCGGATAAGGCAGTTTTATCCAATCGCATAGAATATCCCTGTCATTCTCGTAGTATTCAACAGTTTTGGCTATTAACGCTAATCCGGCGGCTTCCTCTGCCAACTCTCTAACCTGAGTTATCAAAGAAGTGATTAAGGTATCTTCCGTGTCGAAATCAACTTTCAACCACGACTTAACTTCTGCCGGGGTTAATGGCTCGGTTCCTGTTTTTAATGAATAGCGAATATCCATAACTTATTTCTTTTTACGTTTCGTTGGCTCAACCTTTTTGAGTCTTTTAGTTGGTTCTACTTTCTCCCAATAACCTTTCTTTGTCATGTGGTTAATAGTAGATTTACTATTAGATCGTTGATTTGTTCCTTTCTTTATTCCGCAATATTCCTTTACAACCTTAAACTCTTCCATGATGTTTAATTTAGAAATAACTTATTTGATTTCTTTCCAAAATCCTTGATCAACCATTTTCTTGATTGTTACCTCAGACCTACAACCAACCTTTTTACCTACTTTGATGCCATGATAAACTTTGATTACTTCAAATTTTCTAACTTTCATGATAATTGTTTTATGCACTTTCGTGCTGTTTCGTGCGTAGGGTGGAATCGAACCACCCTTTCACCATATACGCTTTATAATCGTTTTATTCCTAATTGTGCATCGTGATCCGTTACCCCAGAACCCGTAGTTACCAGTTTTATTCTGTAGTAAATCCAAGGTGCAGCATCATACTCCCATCCGGCAGTAGTGACCGTCCCGGCAGTATTAATAGTTGTTGCAGCGGCTTCTAAATCAAAGAAATTTACATTGTCCAAAGAGCCTTGTGGCATAGCCGTAACCGTTGCCGTTCCACTCACGTTATTTGGAATAGAAACTATTGCTACTGAATAATTACGAGTAATTGGATTCGGTGTGTCGATAATCTGATAAACCGTTTCAGCATCCGTAGATAAGATCGTGTCGAATGCTACTACTCCATTGTTTGTCTGAGACATGGCTACCATGCTAAACAAAACCAGTCCTAAAAATAATACTAACTTTTTCATGTTTATACGTTTTCTAATGAAGTTAATGCAGCATCAATATCATCAACAAAAATCAATGATAGCTTATCAAATGTCTCTACGACAACCTGAGAGCGAACAAACATTACTGCCGTCCATGCGTCATCTACAAAGTCAGTACCGTTCATCTGTGAGAACTTAATCTCTGGACGGCGTTTAGTCCAATATTGTAGCTTAGAAGTATCAGCGGTCAATAAATCTCCGGCAGTAACGCGATTCGATTTAATTACACGAAGTCCTGAAATAGTAAATGTTCCGTTGATTTCTTTTATGAAAATAGGAAGATTGTTATCATCCTTGGTAGAACGGAATCTGTAAAAGTCTTTTGGATTCATCCAAAGTACATTTGTACTTCTAAAATTAGCTACTTCAGCCTGCAATATCATAGCATCAACCAAGTTGCCAATATTAGGCTCTACTACCGTGAGAGCAACTCCGGCAGTAGTAGCGTTAAATGCTGTGGCATGTCCTTTGATACCATAAATATGTTTTGGCTCACCACCGTCTGAACCGTCACCATCATAAGCCTCACCATCAGTAAACAATGAAGATTTCTCCATCATCTTAGAACGGAAAGCATTAGCGATATATTCAAAGTCTTCTAACATTTCTGCTGTCAATGGAAGCTTAGCCGAAATTTTAGACATCTCACGAGTTTTCTCGACTGCCGTCCCTGAGTCTGCTGTTGCTTGACCTGTTCCCTCGCTTACATAACCTACATTTGAAGTGTAAGCACCATCCATCCATAATACAGCGTTTTTATCTTGCCCGATAAACATCTGATTCATATTAGCAATAAATGCCAACTGATTCTCAGGTGCAAAACCTAAAGTAAGATTCTGTAAAGTCCGGTTAACGTCTCCGGTAACTACTGAACTGTCAACTTTCAATTCAAATACTTTCTTTTTAGAAAAGCCCTCTTTTAAGGCAGTTTTAAACTCTTCTCTTCCGAGCAATTCTTTTACTGCACCAATCATGTCAATACTGTCTACTTCTTTTTTAATCGCTTCCAGTTTAGCATTCTTTTGCGCTGTCGCAATGTCGTCCAATTGCTTTTGCATTATCGGCAATAGTGCGGTAATTCCCTTCTCCTCCTTACCATCACCTTTTAACATATCGGTAAGCTCCTTTATAAGCTCTCCATGCTTAGCGGCATCAATAAGCCCTTTTACTTTCTCTTGAATATCCTTTGCCTGTTTAGACATAAACTCAGAGAATGACTTGCTTTGGTCTTCAGTGAAGCCCGCAAGAATAAACGGTGAGGCTACTATTAGCCCATCGCCGTGGTCTACATTGAATATAGCTAAACAAATAGCTACAATAGTCATAACGACTAATCCTAATCCTAATCTAAAATACTTTTTCATTTTAATAAATCTTTTGTGAATAAATTACTATCGAATACTATCGAGTTGTCTGCTTTTGGCGGCTCGTCCTTCGTTGTGTCTTCCTCTTTTGGCGGTGTCTCCACGCCTTTAGATTCCAACGGCAAACTCATCACAAGTGCCTTTAACTTCATTATCTCGTATTTCTTTTCATTGTTCCTTTCAATTGCTAGTAGGTTGTCAAATTCAGACTCTATAACGTCCTTATTGCTTTGCCCGTCTGCTTTCATTCCTTCTATAATCGCTAAAGGATTGGCGGCTAATGTTACCAAACTAACTTCATATAGTTTGATCTGCTTTAAGAATAATACTTCCTTGCCGTCTTGCTCTCCTTTCTCAGCCTCTATAACAGAATAACCGATTGACATTTCTTTTAAAATACCCTCTTTAACTTTGGTCTTTATACCTCCTTCAGCATCGGAAATCTTAACCCGTAAGAATAAGCCTTTTTCATCTTCTTTTATTTCTTGTATCTTACCGATAGGATTACGTATATCATGCTGTAAACAGAAGGCAATGCGATCACCTTGCTCTTTAATAGTCTTGGTGAATGCACCGTCTACTATCACATCCTTATAGCTGTCAATGTTGTTCTTGACTGCTCCGTGGCCTTCTATAATCAGTTCCTTTTCAGAACTCTCTTTTATCTCGAAGGGTATGTTTAAAAACTTTAATTCTTTATTCATGACTTTTATCATGTTTTATATTAATATTTTACTATATTTTTGTTTTATGAAAGCATCTAGCTCAGTGATTAGAGCATCCCACTAATAACGGGTACGCGTTGGTTCAATTCCAACGGTGCTTTCTACTTATTTCAAATAACTTCATAGAGCGTCGTGCATCTGCAATTTATTACCTCTGCTGCCACTCCTTGCGGATCACCGACAAATCTCATTATGTTGCCGTTACCCATATCAAACACGCCATCTTTTGGCAATCCTTTAGGATAGTTCTCTTGTGCAAATATATGACTATTCCTAATACCTTTAAGTCCTGAAGTACTCCAAAACTTTCTGTAATTCAATCCTGTTGATTCTATGCCCTCCTGACTCGCTTGATTGCTTCCAATTATCATTTCAGTCTGTGCAATCATCTTAGACCTACTGCGTCCGATGTCTCCCAGGCTATCCTGAAGGAATGACCTAATCAATCGGCTCGTTTTATCTATTCCTAGTCCCTGTTCAGTGGCTTGTGTTATTGCACTTTCAACTGCACCCCTTATAAACCTTTCACTCGTTTCAGTTATGCTTGTTATTCGCGAGCCTGTTTCGATTAGTCCAAACTGTCTCAGCTTGTCCATGAAAACACTTTCGTAGAAATCATCTTCAGCCGTTTTAGTGCTTAAAGCCTCATTTCTGTACATTAACCCAATAGTATTAAACATCGGGTAATAGTCGCTCATGAACTGCTTAACTGGCGTTTCCTGTACGAACATGCTTATATTATCAAGCAACGAAACAGGTAACATATTATCAACCATGTCAAAGACCGCTTTATATTGTTTTTTGATAGCGTTGAAAGCCATCGTTTGTCCTCGTTTTTCTAACTTATTTCGAGTCCTTATTATTCGCCTTTCAAATCTGCTCTTTCGTGCCATAAATAAACTTAAACACTTTATCAGTTATATAAGCCAGATAAACACTAAACCATTTCGGACTCATAATAGCCAAAGTTAATAAAATTATGACACTTATCATAGTTAGTGTTAAAAGTGCTATTCTATTTATAATCCCCATGATTCTTATTTTCTAAACTTGTGTCTAAACTCAATTCACTCGCCAATACATCTGACTGGCTAAATATAGGCTCATCCATTCCAGGTTCTTCGACTTTATCCTTCCCTGTGGCCACTCTTATCTCATTGCCTGTCCATTTAGCTTTAGCCATCCAATCAACCTTTTTGCCTATTCCGGTTTGTAGCTCTTCAACGTCTGAATAGTCCATTGAATAAAAATAACCGCCTTTAACGTATTCAGGAACGGGTGCGATTAATGCCGCGTTTAAGTCGTTGGTGAACTTATTATTAAATGGAATAAGCGCGTCTGTCCATGCTGCTTTTCTAGCCTCTACTACGTTATTATATGTTGAACCTTCAGGATCATTAAACAAAGCCACTGGCATCATATAGACATTACACAAAATACGTCTACCGTCCTGAGTTGATTCAATTATCTTTAAATCTGCTGGACTTAATCCTAACCGTTCAATTCCGAACTCATCTTTCATCACCATAGCACCGCCTTGTTTGCCTCGTTTGGCTACGGTGTTTAATTCCTTTTCAAGATTTGTTTTTTGCGGATCAGATAAGTTGTTCCACATCTCCTGACCTTTCCTAAATATTAGATAGGCTGGCCCCTGATTCTCCATTTGCTTCGCCTCGGTCTTTGCTGCTTGTATTTGCTTTGATAGAATGTCCTTAGCCGCCATTATAGGACTTTGCCCGAATAACGTTTCATTAGTGTAAATAAGTGGATTAAAGTATTTAGAATGATATACCTCTTCAGGCTTGAAAGGAACTGTTGAGCTTATTAGCTTATATCCTGCAACCGGAGCCGTTATCTTGCTGTTACCTTGAATGATCTCAATATCATTGGCTGGTAATACATATATCTCGTTAGTCTTGCCTTGATTCAATCCGCTTTCAAGTGTTGGTTTGTACCAGAAGCTATCACCAGTGGCTAATAGGTAAACACCGTAAGCCTCTCTAAACTCTGCCATTGTCATTTGTGGGTTAGCAACTAACAGGAACTTATTAAGCTCATGATCAACAACATCTTCCACACTGCCATCTTTCATCTTTTGCTTTAGAGTTAGCTTGGCCTGTGTTGACATTGTAATATGTCTGCGAATGATTGAATAGATATCCGCATTGCCTTGATAACCATCCACGATATATGATTGTGCGTTATCGTTAATTTCTAATAGATTTCCAGCTCTCAGTAAATTTCTAAACAATGCGTCCAGATACTTGTCGTCTAAAGGCTCGAATTGTTTCTTTTTAAATAATTCTGTTATCCACATTGTTTTATAAATAATGATTCATTATTCTGAATATAATATCCACGTCTTTCTGTTATTCCGGTCAGTACATCTGAAACATCATCGTGAACATTAGACTTAAATACACGGCTAAAATTGGTCACATCTGAATAGAAGTCAGGCCATCGAGCAAACCAGTTTTCAGGCATTATAATGTATTCCATCACATCAGCCGCAGTGGATATGCACCTAGCTTCCTTATTGTCTCCTTGATGAAACCAATTGACTTTAACCCCTTCTGTTACTTGGTTCTTAATATTCATTGCAAATATTCTACCCCCGTTATTACTTTCTATATCAGACAAAGATACTTTATTTTTCTCTAAATGTGTAACCATTCCCGGCTGTGTCACTTCAGCGGGTTCATCCGTGTAATAAATATCTTCTATATAACAATATCCATCGCTGTCAATATCGTAAACAACATCCAGTAATTTATCCGTTCCGGTGTCCGCTGTATCACAATATGATTTCCTCATCACTATAGTCGGCTTCTCTGTGTATGTTTTGAACTTGCCGTATAATCTACCCTTCTTGTTTAATGGATTGCCTTGATAAAGTGCATCAAATTTCACAGGGTCTTTAGCTTTGGAGTTCATTAACTTCTTAAATGAATGCCTATCTCCCCATAGTGGTTCGTCTTTCTCTCTTGGGTCTATACTGTTAGGCTCTGTTGTTTTAATAGCTTCAAAGTTTAACCTTACCCATCCTTCATAACTTTCAAGGTCTTCTATTTCGTGGTAATCCTTTGTTTCTTCTAGTTTGGTTATCCGGCCTATAAGATCGTCCTCATGCCATCTAGTGAACACAATCAGTTGTTGTGAATCATTGTGTAATCTAGTATCAGCAACAGTAACATACCAATCCCAAACGTTCTCGCGAATAACCGGACTGTTTGCTTCTTTCCAATCCTTATATAAATCATCCATTAAAAGAATATCCACAGGGTCGCCCGTTAAGCCTCCTTCATACCCTACCATCTTCAAACTACCATCATGCCCGACAACGTCCATTTCTTCAGCGGTGTTTATGTAATCGCCGTCCTTTCGTGTTGCCAACTTGGTATTGAATATATTAGAATACTTGTATTCATTCATTAGCTGTTTAACCTTGCGCCCGAACTTACGCGCCTTTGTAGCGGAATAACAAACCGTTGCTATCTTCAAGTCAGGATTAACCCCTATCATGTGTGCAGGAATTGCTATTGAGCTACCTGTTGACTTTCCGTGTTGTGGAGGAACTGATAACATTAGTTTCTTTATCTTGCCTGTGGCGAACTCTGTAAGGATATTGTAATATGTCTTATGAAACCAAGTACTCTCAAACGTAGGCATATTATAACGAACAAATGCGAGCATGTTATTACGTGCCGCATCTATCCTTTGTCTCTCGACTGTTTTACTTGCTTTGACTATATCCTTAGTAGTCGTTAAGTTCATCTAACCCTTTCTTGATTTTATCTAATTCAACTTTCTTTTCTTCTTCTGTTAGTTCAGCGTTTAGGTTAACGTTTCGATTATCAACCTCGTACTTTGCTGATGTTAATCTATGTAATTCGTCTTCCTCTGCTATTAGCTTAAATGCTGCTATTTGTAATACCGGAACTTCTGAAGCCTCCCACTTATCAACGAGCTTTGTTTTCTTCTTTATTCGATTTTCATATAGGGCTTTCTTTATGTCTTCCGATTTTTCCAATCCTAAATCATAAAACGTTGATTGTGAGCATGGTATATAGGCGGATATATAACTAACCTTTGTTAGATTATTTTCTTCTATTGCCGTTAACGCTAATCCCTCTAGTTCTCCCTCTTCGTATGCCATTATTCGTAAAACTTAATATTCTTTAGTCTTTCAGTGCATTCGTCGCTTGTAATATCATCACACAACCAGTCGCCTAGTATCACATCTCTTTCATCGTGTCTTCTGTCCGCTTGCTTGAACATTTCGTCAACGTCGTCTAATACTTCTTTTTTAAACTTTTCATGATCTGTCATAATTTAGTTTTTAGTTCATTAAGTAATAAGGCATTTCATCACCTTTCATTAACCTATCACACAAAAACATTATTGATATGCTTATTGCTATGCTTAGTTCTTCGTATGAAATTGTTTTAACCATTAAGTTAGTTTATTTTCAAAGTAAACAACTACTGCCGGATTAACATATCCTATATCATCGTTTGCAAATACTATTTTTGCGCCTATTCTCCAAGTGCCATGAGTTGTCAAGGTATTAGGCATCTTATAAGTGATTACATTGTTGTCTGTATCTACGTTTGTAGGCTCAACGTCAACAACCAATGATAAATCTGGCTTTCTATATTCAATCGTTACGGTAGCATCCACTAAACTTTCAGTGGTTGCCATTGAAACTGTATAATCTTGACCTGCTACTGGATTACTCATTCTTATTTTGTATTGTTACATTACAACAATTGTGCATAGGTACAAATATAATATTTTCTTGTGACCTATTCAAATTTACATCCATCATTATATTCGAGCCGAATAATTCAAAAGATTGATTCATTACCTCAAAGTCGCCTGATAAAGTTTGTGTTTGAAATAATCCATTCCCTTCTATTGTGTGAATCTGATATATTAAACCGCTTTCAATTGATTGGGTTTGGTTTAAATTAACTCCTGTTATTTCGTTGACTTGTGTTAACAATCCTACATCTAAACTATTCGATTGATTTATATCTTGACCCTCTATTATGTGAGTTTGGGAAATACTACCTATTTGTATAGTTTGATTTTGGGTTAAGTATTCACCTGAGAATGTAGATTCAGTTGATAAAGTACCGTTGTTTAGTGTTTGACTTTGTTCTAAGTTATCGCCTTGAATTAAGTTAATCTGGGATATTACACCGCTTTCTAAAGTATGATTCTGATTAGTGTTATCTCCTGCGATTAGATGGTATTGACTTATTAAACCCTCTCTAGTGTTTTGGATTTGTGTTAAATCTTCTCCTATTATAGTCTGAACCTGTTCAATCAGTCCACTAGTTACTGTTTGGTTTTGGGTTAAATAATTTCCCTGTATTTCATAAGTCTGTATTATAACACCCATTAAAAGTGTCTGAGATTGGCTTAAATTATCACCTATTATATCTATCTCAATGTCTTGAATTATCTCACCCGTTTCTATTGATTGACTTTGTAATAAGTTCAGTCCTTGAATGACAATCTCCTGTGAGAATGAACCATCTGTGACGCTTTGGCTTTGGGTTAAATCATTTCCTAATATTTTAACAGGCTTAGCCATTAGCTAACATCTGCTATCTCATTTGATATTGCAGGAAGACTAACATTATTTCCACTCGTTACTGATTGACTCGTTACGGTTGTAACTACTAATAGAGTTGTGCCAGAACACCAAGCTAAATGCGTTGCGTTACCTGTCCCAGATGCAGTTAAACCACTTTGAGCGTTAGCCGTTAACTTTCTGCCGCTTGTCGTTCCATCTGCCGGGCCTGTGTAGTCACCGCTTATTAAATCTGTTTTACTTACAACTGCTGTTGCAATTGCCGCTGCTCTGTCTGCTGGTTGAGAAGTGCATAAATAAACCTCTGTTCCGTTTGTTTTCCAATAGTTAAGTCCGTTGTCCATTAGTAAATCACTCACATACTTTGCCATAACTTATTTGTTTATGTTAATAATCAATTACTTACAAAGCTACACAATACTAATTTAAAAAACAAAAGGTGTTGTTATATCTGAGTTTTAAAATACTACTTCTTATACTTGTCTTGCAACTTCTGCAACTGCTCCAAATCCCTGCGCTTAATCTCATCATCGCGCCTTTTTAATTCGCTTAGTCGTTCCTTGCATTCTTCCTCTGTTTCCATTCTGGTAGCAAACGCTTCTATATCCAAGTATGCACATCCATACCTTTCGCTTGCTTCAATATCTACGTGTGTAACTCCAAGCTTTTCTAGTGCGTCCAAGTCCTCTCGTAATTGAGATATTTTAACGCTATACGCCCAGTCTAAATTGTAATCTACCTTGAAGTTTCTTTTTACTCTTTGTGATTTTTTCATAATCTTATTTGTATCGATTCCTATGTTTTCCTTTTGGTGGTTTATACTCACTTTTTTTATCAAGCTCTCTTACTATTAAATATGCTGCCCCTAATGCTAGTAATCCAAACATAATCTTATTTTATCAGTTTATAAATCTATGAGTTACATTTTCACAGAGCATTCGCCTATATGGTGGCAACCATCCTTAACTCTATAATCACATTTAAACGAAGTGTCTCCGCAATCTGCTACTGATTTAACGCTAATAGTTGATAATATTCGTTCATTAATACCACTCGCGCTTGCATAAAGCCGTTCTTTCATCTTCTCAATCCCTCCGGCCTTTTCTATCTTGCTTGTTTCTATTTCTAGAATTACTGTTTGTTTGTCACTCATTTCTTTGAAACTTTTGACATTTGAATCAAATACTGAATGTACCCAGAAAGATTTTGCTTTCCGAATACTTCAATACTGTCTTTTTTAGCTTTGTCCTGTTGTTCTTGGGTTAAGCTAATTGTTACTTTCTTGGTAGCCATTTATTTAATGTTTAAGAACTCACTTGCTCGCTCTATTGAAATTGTTTTATCCCAATCAATACCTCCATGCTTTTCACATACTGACTGCATTACATCAATGGGGATATTACCAACAGTTTCAGTAACATCGAAACCTTCATCATCGAAAGGCTTTTCATTTCCATCATCGTCACAAGAGCAAGAACTATACATTTCAGAATGTTTCCACATGTCTTTCTCGTTCATGCTTGGAAAACCAAATTCAACGTCTTTCCAATCAACTCCCATCGTTCTATATCCATTCTCAGAAGAACAGTAGTTCCCATTACTTATTTGTAAACTAACATTAAATCCATCCTTGCAGTAAATTTTAGGGCAGTGAAAATATTGATTTTCATAAGCCATTCTTTTGTTTCCGTAATTCTTCTTGTCACAAGTAATTGCTCCTTGGAAAATACTCATTACGATAAGTCTAAAATAATGTTCTAATTTCATGATGTAGTTTTTAATTTCATAATTACCCTACAAATATAGTAAATACTTTTTAATAACAAACTATTTAATAAAAATAATATCAAAACATTTGTTACAAAAAAAGAGGAGTTGGTAGCGACACCTTCCCCTCTTTTCAACCTAATCAACCTAAACTAAACCTAAACTTATGAAAATAAACATTATGAAAAAACCTCGTATCAAATGTACGTATTATTTTAGTTACTTGCAATACTTCAAGGCCTGTATTCCTTTGGGAACTTATCACCACCCCATAAAATAGGTTTCTTTCTGCATTTCAGCATACGGTACAAATCGGTTGTAATCTCTTTTACGTTATCACCTCCCACTAGACAGGGATTTTCAGCATATCCATTTGGCTTGCCTTTCTTATCATAATACACTTCATGTATATTGAAAAATATTTCATCCCTTATTTGTGTTGCTAGTATTCTATGGTTCCAACTCATGTCTACTTATTTTTGTAAAATTCAATAACTGATTCTAATCTCTTAATTTCAACCTCGTTAATTTTATTCTCCAGTTCATGACTTTTTTCCAATGCTTCGATCCTGACCTCGTAAATCTCCTGAACTACTCTGACCTTCATAATGTCCGAATCATCATGCATTTCAGTTTGATTTGTCTTAATAGTCTCCTGGCCCTTTACTAATTCATCTACTTTGTAATAAGTGACAAACCCACCTCCTATTAATACACACATAGTAACTATTGTTGATGGTGTTATTTTACTTAGGAATGTGCTTTTATCGTCACTCATTCAGTAAAGGTAGTTTATTTATTTACACATTGAAATGTCAATGCAATAGCTAAAAGTGTTAATAGTTTTTTCATTTTGATTTATTCTTGTTTGTAAAAATACTGATACTTCCACTGGCAGGATGTGACCAAGTAACAAACCCAATCAACTGATTATAATTTATCGTATCATTCGCATTTAGTTTTTTAATAATACCATGATTATCAAAATAAACAACTTCCCCACTGTAAAAGTCAGAAGTGTTTAAACCTGTTACAGTGGCATATCTTTGTTCGTAAGTCACAACGTTGGATGATTCGCCAAAGATACTATCATGCCCTTTATTTGCATCGTTATATCCTTTCCAATAACCTACGAATGGACATAAAAAACAAATAAGAATTCCAATCAAAATAATAATTAGTTTTTTCATGTTTTACTTAGTTTTAAAATAATAGTTTTATTATAACCTCCAATCTAGTGAGATTTGGCTCATGCTCTTGTAGGTATTTCCTTAGCGGGCTATCCCATATCATTAATGTAACGAATATTACATACACAACAAAAAATATAATCATTGGCTTTAAATATGTCAAATACCCCATAATACATCCACCTCCGGCGGATACAATACTTAGGATAAAATACAGTCTATGTTTATTCATAGTTTTAATATTTAGTAACCACAAACCAAACAATCTCAGCAAGTGCCAAAACTAATCCGGTTATTAGTATTACGTTTATTACTCTTTGGGATTGAGGTTTAAAAGTTGATTTCCACATCAAATAATTAGAATGTGATAATTCCCTAAATGATATTGCTGTTGCATTTGCTGCATTATCTAATCTTATAACTGATTTAGATAAATCATCAAGTGACTTAGTGACATCAACGATTCCTTTTTTAGTTCTTACTTTCATGATTGTTCTATGTTAGTTTCGTCCACCATATTATTCCAGCACGTAGAGCATAACTTCGGCTTGTTAAGTCCTCTTGTTGCAGGTTCTTTTTTGCAATTAAAACATAACGGTGATTCTTCCAAATGTACAGCAATTACATTACCCCCAGCATCAAAGGCTGTTCTTACTCCGGTAATCTCTTTGATTTGTTCTATTATTTTGTTAATCATAATTCATTTTCCATAGCTAACAAATCATTAATTGATCCCTGTTCTGTTTTTCCATAACCTATTAAATCGCCTTCATCGTAATCTTCCCGTATAGCCGACCAATCGTATTTTCTCATAGGTATTGGCGGATAGTCGAAACTTGTTATAATCTTATTCATAGTTGTTTATTTCTGATTACATATAATAGTGATATTTGAAATATTTATTTTTCGCAATTTGAATACAAATAGTACCTGCAAATTCATCACCTGTATAGCCTCCGTTCGTAGTTTGGTCTACCCATTGTCCTTTTAATTCATCGAAGTAATCTTCTTGTTGAAAGTTCCCAATAGGTTTGAATACTATTGAAAAATTATAAGCATTATCGGCGTCTTTCATTGAATGCTTTATATCTTCATAAGCCAAATCAGAAACAAATGTTCTTACTTGACTAAATATTTCAGCATCTTTTAAAAGTTCATTATTGCAATCTTCAGCATACTCTTTCATGCACTTGTCTTGATATTCTTTGTCTGTCTGATTCATAATTAGTTTTTATTTACCCACAAATCTAACCATTACAACAATACCAATCAAGTTGAAAATATTGAACAGATTTCGTATATTATCAATAAAATCTATTTATGACAAATATCATGTTTTTCTAAAAATATTAACCGTTACTTGCTGAAAATTAAACGATATGAAAGATTTAGGAATTACAAAAGGGAAATGGGAGATAGAACACGATGGTACAGAAGTGTTTGTTTATGCCGGAGAAAAGCCAATCTTCAATGAGTGGATACAGCCGGACTCAGAAGCAAACGCAGTACTATTTGCAGATGCCGGAAACACCGCTCAGAAATGCGGCTTACTTCCTTCTGAGTTGTTAAAACAAAGGAATGAATTGTTATATGCGTTGAAATTATTAAAGGCATCTTACGCTATGTATGATAACTTATTGAACTTCGATGTCAGTATAGCATTGAGGGCAATCAACAACGCCACTAAATGATTACACGAAACGAAATATTCAATTGGTTTAAATCAGACTGGCAAGGTCAGGAACTAAGTTTAATTATTTCTATATTTAGAAGTTTCTCCGATGAATCATTAGCAACTCAATATAATTTGAAAGTATTACGAAAAGGATATTTTATAAACTAAAATTGATATTATGAACAAAGTTAAACCATTTCACTACGTTATTTTTGCAGCCATAATCTTAACGGCTCTATTTGGAGAAAGTGTTATAACTCACCTTGTAGATATGGCATTTCTAAACCTGAAGGAGTTTTTTATCTTCCTTGGGATTATTGTATTATTTGCATTGTATATAACTTACAGACTAAAAGAATAACCATGGCACGAAAAAGAAAAGACACTATCAAATCAGCTAATCTAGCAGTTGAAAATTGGGCGAAAGGCAATCAGGAGACAGCACACCATCTAAAAGCTAAACAACTGGTAGAAGAACACAACTTGAAAATTAAGGGCATGAAAGTAACCAAGAGGAAGGTTGAGGGCGGGATTAGATTATATACTTTACATTATACAGATAAAAATTAGAATTATGAAACACTTAGATTTAATTTATTACATCGCTTCAATGCTTATTGCATTACTAATGTTCTTTATGAAATTCACAGCCCCAAACGCATTGGGTGAAATTATATTAAAGACTGTTGGTAAATTAGTTCCTTTATTCGTTATCGGATATTCGTTTATTCAGATTTTTAAAATACTTGGAGTGCTTTAATTTGCACACCTCAATAAGATTTCGTTACTTTGCCAGTGAATGATAGATTTGAAATCAAATAGAGTAAACAATATTTCTTTGACAGAGGTCAGAGCTATCATTCAAATTAAATCCTTTCAGTTCATTCTGGAGGGATTTTCTGGTTTGGTAGGAGGATGAAATGATTTAGCAGCAACCAAACTAAATGTGCTACTGCGGGGATTGGGGAAGCACTATCCGAGTATAAGATGGACGAGGAGAAACCATACGGCTCTTACAAGGCTAAAACGAATGCCATAAGTTAAATAGTTGTAAGTCTATTTAACCGACACGATGAAAGTTCTACAAGTTCAGAGGTAAATTATCGTAAGGAATACTAATTCTGATAATACAGTTATTAGGATTAGTATATCCTTAACTCTAAAAGATACAGTTCTAGGTAGTAGATTAAACTAAATACATAAACATGACTTCTGTCATATAAATTCTAATAAGTAATCTATAAATTGCATAAAAATAAAACTATGAATCATCACGAAATTGTAAAAAAATTGATTGGGAGAATTAACCCAGTAGGAGAAACCAATATGGACAATGAAAGATTTAAAAATCTAAAAGAGTTAACTGCGTTGGTTGAAAACCTGATTACTGATATTGATGATATGGCATTTAATAATAGAGATGCTCATGAGTTTTCGGTTAAAAGAGCAGCGACATATGCAACTGAGTTTCTAGACAGAATTAGAAGCGTTGAATAAAGAAAGGGTTGTTGAATCTAATAATTAAAATAAATAAAAATGCCAAAAGGAAAAGCAAATAGCAGATTTAGTTTTAAGACTGACCCAAAAACAGGAAAGTCAAAAGGATGTCAATATGAAGATGGAACTTGGTGTAATTTGCCTAAATACAAAAGGTGCGAACACTGTATTAGATGCGTTGACGGAAGTAAGGCTTGTTATGTTACTGCGCTCTAATTTTAAAAGATACAGTTCTAGGTACTATTTTAAACTAAATTCAAAACACTGACTTTTGTCATGTTTATTCACCTTAGAATGTTGTTACTTGCTTAAAATTAAACGATATGGCACACAGAACATTTCAAGGATCAACAGTAGAATCATACAAAGAACCGGAAGCAGACGATTGCACGGAATGTGGAAGCGACAGAACAAGTACTATAAATTTTATTAATCATATTGAAATTAGACGCTGCCACGATTGTGGTTGTGAATTTGAAAAATTGGAGGAATAAATTATGACAGGACTAGAAAGAACACTAAAGAGCTTGAATGGGACTTATTCAATACTGAAAAATAGTAAATACGAAAAAACTAATACAACAGTCAAACTATCTTTTAATTCGGCAATGAATTTGGCTTTAATGGCATTGAAGAATGACATCGAGATGGTTGAGGTTAGGATTAAAGGAGAGCAAAACTCTAACCTATGATTAACATACTAATACTATTTATTTCCATTCATTTCATTGTAAGCACTCTTTTATTCACGGTTGCTATTGCATGGATTAAATGGGTTGTATTTAGATTTGAATTTGATTTTAATGAAGAGGATAATAATTATATAATTTAAACAAATGGAAAACAAGACTCATTACAGGAAAGCACTAAAGAGCGACCATTTAGGAATTGCTGATTTAGAAGATTTTATTGAAGAAAAGAAACGCCTCGTGTTTACAGTCAAAGAGGTTAGGCAGTACATAATTGTTCAGAACGACAAAAACTCTGGAATAGTAGTGGCCGGCAGAAGGATTAACGCGAATATTGCATACTTCAAAGAAAGTATTAAGCCTTTAGTTTTAAACGCTACAAACTCAAAAATAATGAAAGGCTTTAATAACGGGAGTCCATTTGTTGAAGATTGGGCGGGGACTGTTATTGAATTATACATCGACTCTAATGTAAAAATGAAGGGTGAAATTGTTGGAGGCGTAAGGATTAAGCCCAACCAGCCGACCGCTAATAAACCAGAACTAATACCAACCAACAAAAAGGTATGGGACGCGGCAGTTGACTACTTAAAAGGAGAAGGAACTATTCAAGGCATCAAAAGCAAATATAGTATTTCAGCAACCAACGAACAAAAGCTAAAAGATGCCGCAATATAGATACGACATAAAGCAAAATACAGATGAATGGCTCGCTATTAAAGTTGGCAAATTCTCTGCTTCAACTTGTGCCGAGCTTTTAATGGATAAAAAAACTAAAGGCTATACCGGATTAATTGACAGGATAGTTGAAGAACGGATAACTGGGAATCCATCCGAAAGTAAAACATTTAAAGGTAATTTCTTTACTGAGCGTGGACATGAATTAGAGCCAGTTAATCGTGATGATTACGAAATGAGAACATTTAACGAGGTTAAACTTGTCGGAGTAGTTGAACTTGATGATTGGGTTTTATGCTCACCTGACGGACTGATTGGTGACAATATGGTATGGCAGGCTAAATGCCCTATATTCAACACGCAAAAGAAATACCTTAAATTAGTAGATAAGCATAAGGATTTATCTGATAACGATATTCTTAAAAAGATTGATGGTAATTATTACAAGCAGGAACAATTTGAACTGTTTGTAACGGAAAGGAAACAGGCCGTTTGGACTTCATACCATCCTAATTTAGCGGCTATTGATTTGATTATTGAACGCGATGTGGCAATGATTGCCGAAATAGAATCGAGATTATCTGAAGCAAAACAAGAAGTATTGAGCGAAATAAAATTATTAAAAAGTTATGAGTGATTTAAAAGAAAAAGGAGTAGTAAAACAAATACTCAAAGTAGAATCAGGCACGAGCAAAGCCGGAAAAGAATGGTCTAAGCAAGAATTCATTATCGAAACATTAGACAGTCAATATCCAAAGAATATTTGCTTTACTTTATTTGGCGATAAAACGGATCTATTGCAAAGGATTACTGAAGGAATGACCGTTGAGGTTTACTTTAATTTGGAAAGTCGAGAATATAATGAACGCTGGTATCATTCGGTGAACGCATGGAGAATACAACCGGAAGAAGTTCAGCAGAATGAACACGTAGAAACAACCGGAGATTTGCCGAAGGAGTTTGAAGCACCACCAAAAGTAGATGATAGCGGAGCAGATGATTCAGATAATTTACCTTTCTAATTACCGTTTTAATTTGTGTCTTTGAGTATGGAAAAAATATGTTTTAGATGTGATTCATGGAAACCACTAACAGAGTTTTATGCTCATAGCGGAATGAAAGACGGTCTTTTAGGTAAGTGTAAAGATTGTACAAAAGCGGATTCTGCAAAAAGAGAAAGTAGAATCCGTTCTACTCCAGAGGGTGTTGAATCAGAAAGGAAGCGACACCGCGAAAAGTACCATCGACTAGGGTATAGAGAGAAGCAGAATGAATGGGATAAGAAAAGACCATGGACAAACAGTAATGAATATAAAGGTCTAAGAAAGAAATTCGAGGCCAAACATGGTAAGCGTGACGGTTTTGAACTTCATCATTGGAATTACAATAAGATAGGTTCTGTTATAATTTTGCATTCGTCAACACACAAGAGAATACATAGACAACTATCTATTGATGCCAAAACGCTATGTTATAAATGGAGGGGCGAACTTTTAGACACAAAATACAAACACCAAATGGCAATTAATGTTATGGCTAAAGAAAAGGGTTTAAATCGAGTTGTTAATGGATATGAATTATAATTTTAAAAATTAATTATTATGATGTATTGTGTAGAAGTAGACAGAAGCGGATTACCAGAGGAAAACATGGTATTGCATTACAATTTAGACAAAGAACCAACAAGGGAAGAGATTGTTAAATTAGTAATCGACGAGGATTGTGGATATGATGATAACTACTGTAACGTAGAATATTATCCAGTAGGTTAATTTTAAAAAATAACACAAAGCCTGACTTTCGTCATGTTTAAAGTGAGTTGGGCTTTGTACTTTTGAATCATGGAAATATATCTTAGAAATACAATCAATGGATTAATACCTTTGTACCCTTCCGACTTTGACGAAAAGAGGAAGTTAAAGTTAGGGCAGGATTATAAAGCCAACATTACTAATCCAAGAAATTATGAATTTCATAAAAAGTTCTTCGCCTTAGTGAATATCGGACACGAAAACACATCTCTAGAAATGCCGTTCAATACATATCGTAAGTATATAATACAAAAAGCTGGTTATTTTAAAACGTATGCAACTCATAAGGGCGTCATGATTGAAGCCGATAGTATTTCATTTTCAAGTATGACTCAGGATGAATTTGAAGAGCTTTACAGCCGTGTAATAGATGTTATAATCAAAGACATTGGAAGCACCACCGAAGAAATAGAAATTCAATTAACAGAATTTTTTTAAATAAACGATAATGAAACTAACAAATGAAAAAGCAATTGAATTATCTATTAAAAAGTGGGAATTTATAGTTGATAATGATGGAAGTTCAGCATTATTGATTTTCGATATTCCCGAATTACAGGATTTCTCTGCTCATTGTGGACTATGCGAGTTTAATGATAGATCAGGCGATGGGTTTTGTGTTGAGTGTCCAATAGGTGGGGAAAATATGTCGTGCGGATATCGTGAACACGCATGGTATAAATGGGAAGAATGTAGAACAAAAGAGAACGCACAAAAAGTATTAGACTTAATTAAATCTATAAAGTAATGGAAGAAAAAGAAATCAGGTACACAGCAAACGGAATCAACCTAGAGTCGAGAATTGAAAAAGGTTTAACTAAGTTCTTCGAAATAGAACAGAGCAAACAGGCTAGTGAATATGCAGATCAAAAAGGCTCTTATAGAGAAGACTGTTACACAGTAGACGAGGACGGGAAACGTGAATTTGTTGGTTATTATATTCCGAGTTAACTATGTAGAATAACGCATAAAGCTACAAACATGAAAGACGGTATAAATATAAAAGTTCCCTATTCTGCTATTATATCAGTAACAACTACCCCGGAAAGAGAGCTAATAATAAAATTTAGACGAACTGAATCTATTGACCGATTAAGGCAGCACTTAAAGAAGCAGTTGCCGGGAGATCAACTTGATAAAAATTAAAAGTTATGAAAAGAGAAGATATTGACAAATGGTGTTCGGATAATAACTTTGTATTATTGAATATGAAAGTTAAAAACAAAGACTCTATAAATTCTGAAGATGCTATTTGGATTGCAGAAAAAGCCTGCAATCAAAGGAAAGGTTCTGCCAATATTAAAACCAGAAAGCAGGAGATAGTTTTCGCTAGAGCTTTAGTTTACGACTATCTTAATATTACAACTGATTTATCTTTCGCCTCTATTGGTTTTATGATGGCTGGACTAGATCATGCAACAGTTATTCATGGATTAAAAACTATGAATACTGAAAAATTCATGGGGTGGCGCAAGGATTACAAAGATATGTTTGAGAATAAAATAAACGAGGCTCATGTTAAATTAGGATTTAAGGAGGTTTATGTATGAAAAAATTATCAGGAGTTGAAGGGCGATTAGATACCGCATGGAGTTTATTAGTTAAACTTAGAGCAGGTAATAAATGTGAGTATTGCGGCAACAGGTCTTATTTAAACTCGCATCATATATTTACGCGTAAAAATAGAGCGACTAGATGGGACACAAATAACGGAATGGCTCTTTGTCCCTCGCATCATACACTAGATACTCATTTCTCAGCACACGGAACGCCTACAATATTCACTGAATGGATTATTAGCAAGAGAAGTGAACAATGGCATACACTGTTGAGAATAAAGGCTAATTCAACGTCTAAATTGCATCCATTTGAAAAGGAACTATTACTAAAGGAATTAAATAAGGAAATTCAAAAACATGCAAACTAAAAAACAAAGTCTTTTAGAATCTATCTTAAATGTCACAATAGGATATTTAATTTCACTGGCTTCATTGTTTTTAATATTCCCTATTATTGGAATTGATAGCAGCCCGGGTAAAAACATTACTATTTCTATTTACTTTACAGTTATTAGCTTAATTAGAAGTTACCTATTGAGGAGGTTTTTCAATTATAAACACAAATAAATTCAAAACCTGACAAAAGTCATTGCTAGAACCTAGAATAATGGCGTAATTGCAACCATGTATAAATGTAATAAATGTAAGAAAATAAATTGCAGTTTTAAATTTTGGTACGAGAAAAACAAATCAGTAAAATGTACCGACTATAAATAAACTTATGGAGTATAAAGAATTTTTAAAAACTAAACAGAAACGAGTAATTGAATCAGGATTTGACGTTGAAGAAAAAGACATTAATAATATGCTTTTTGACTTCCAAAAATTCACAGTTACAAGAGCATTGAAGAAAGGTAAGTATGCTATTTTTGCTGATACTGGTCAAGGCAAAACGCCAATGCAGTTATCAATTGCTCATCAAGTTACAATGCACACAAATAAACCTGCACTTATATTATCGCCTTTAGCAGTAACCGGACAAACAATAGCAGAGGGCGGCAAGTTTAATATTCCAGTTGAGAGACTTAAAAGTGACGTATTCGGGCAGGGTATTTATATTACAAATTACGAGCAATTAGAACACGTAAACGAAGATCAGTTTTCATGTGTTTGTTTGGATGAAAGTTCTATTCTTAAAAACTCAACAGGTAAATACAGAAATTTACTAATTGAAAAATTTAAATACATTCCTTATAAGTTTTGTTTTTCTGCAACTCCATCACCAAATGACCCGATGGAACTTGGAAACCATAGCGAATTTTTAGACGTCATGAACTATAATGAAATGCTTGCTATGTTTTTTGTTCATGATGCCGGAGAAACTCAAAAATGGAGATTAAAAGGTCATGCAGTTGATAAATTTTATGAGTTTGTTTCTTCATGGGCTATCATGTATTCGCATCCTAAAGATATAGGGTTTAAAGCAGATCAATTTGACTTACCAGAACTTGAAATAATAGAACATGAAGTAAGTACTCCACTTTTAGACGGTCAACTATTCCCTGGGAAAGCAGTTGGAGCGATGGACTATAATAAGAGCTTGCGAGATACAGAGCATTTGAGAATTGCTAAAACTATCGGCATTGTAGAATCTGCAGGAAACGAACCGATACTTATATGGGCTAAACAAAATGCAGAAGCCGCAAATATTTATAAGCAATTAACTAAACTTGGTTATGATTGCCGGAATGTTCAAGGCTCAGATAAACCAGAAAAGAAAGAAAAAGATTTACTCGGATTCGCGCATGGTGATTATCAAATATTAATCACAAAGCAGGAGATTGCATCAATGGGTTTGAATTATCAACATTGCGGTATTCAGATATTCGATTCACTTGACTTTAGTTTCGAGAAAACATATCAAGGTATGCGTAGGTCATGGAGATTCGGACGAAAAGAAAAAGTAACTGTTTATATGATAACCACTGATAGAATGGTAAATGTTGCTAAAATTCAAAAAGACAAACAAAAACAATTCAAAAATATGCAAAAGCAAATGACAAAAGCAGTAAATAAAAATCTGAATAACGAAATATTAGTAACTTCAGATAAAACAGAAGATATTAAAACAGAAGATTATTGGTTAATGCGTGGAGATTGCGTGCAAAGAATTAAAGAAGTACCAGACAAGTCAGTTGATATTATTGTTTTCAGTCCTCCATTTGCTGACCTTTATACATACTCCAATGCCATTGAGGATATGGGAAACGTTGCTAATTATGATGAGTTTGTAGAACAGTTTAAATACTTGGTTAAGGAATTGAAACGTGTAATTAAGCCCGGACGTATTATCGCCATTCATAGTATGAATTTACCTACACTAAAAAGCCGTGACGGTTATATCGGTATTCGTAGGTTTAACGCTATGATAGGTGATTTATTCGAAGCGGAGGATATGTTTTTACATTCCGAGTTTACAATATGGAAAGACCCATTATTAGCAGCTGTAAGAACTAAAACAATCGGACTTGCACATAAGCAATTAATGAAAGATAGTTCAATTATTCGAGCCGGCATTCCTGATGTTATTCAATGTTTTAAAACTAAAGAACAAAATGAAGTTCCGATTGAACACGATTTATTAGACTATTATGTTTCGATGCATGAATATGATAACTTCCCAAAATCAATCGCTGGATTTAATGAGCATTGGGGATATGACCAAGAAAGTAAATATTCAAGAAATGAACAATACTCGCATCATATTTGGCAAAGATACGCATCTCCTGTTTGGATGGATATAAATGTGACTAACACACTTCAATATTCAAAGGCCAGAGATAACAACGATGAAAAACATATTTGCCCACTTCAATTAGAAGTTATTGAAAGGGTTATTAAGTTGTATTCTAAAAAGGGAGAGACAGCTTTAAGTCCATTTGGTGGTATTGGGTCAGAGGGTTATCAGGCTCTTAAAATGGGCCGCAAGTCAATCAGTATTGAATTGAAAGAATCATATTTCAATGTCAACAAAAAGAATCACAGAAATGCGATTGAGCAAAGAGGACAATTAGAAATGTTTTAACAAGTCTATTAGATTTCAAATATAGTCCGCAGTAATTTCGCCCAACCATAGGCGGCTGCGGACTCCTTTAAAACTAAACATTATGACAGAATATTCAATCGAAGCTTACAAAGCTACAACAAAGCAAAGAGAAAAGAACAGAGAGATAGTCCTCAAAGCTCTTTTAAAGCATCCTAGATCATCAAGGTTTTGTATAGGCAGAATAACAGGACTTGGTGACATTGAAGTTCAGAGGCGTATTTCTGACCTTGTAAACGTTGATAAAGTTATTGCAGTTGGAAAACGCAAGCACTTTAAAAGAAACATTTCACTTTATTCTGTTAAAGATCAATTAGAACTTTACCCAACCGAAAAGAAACTAACCTTCATCCAGTACGCTAATACCCGCGAAGACTGGAAGCATATCTATGAGGCTGTTGTTAATCATGAACTTTGAATTTGAATAGTCGGAATAAAGTAGTACATTTGGAATGGATTACCGAGGCTTGATCACTTCGGGACAGCGTAAAGCGGTTATACGTTTCCATTCCTTTTTTTAACCGCGTTCTAATAACCGTGGAATAATGGCAGAGAATAAAAAATCATTTATTGCTTATTCAGATTGGAAGGAAACTTTTGATGCTCTACCCGATGAAAAGGCAGGACAACTCATAAAGCACATATTTGCTTACGTCAACGATGAGAACCCAACAACAGACGATGTACTAATAAATGCTGTATTCGTAAACATACGCAACACGCTTAAACGAGATTTAAAAAAGTGGGAATTACAATATAGTCAACGAGTTAACGCAGGTAAAAAGAGTGCAGAAGTTCGTAAACGAAATGCAACGCTCGTTAACGGTCGTTCAGTTTCGTCTACTGTAAGTGATAGTGTAAGTGTTAATGTTAATGAAGAAAAGAAACAAAAAGAGGTGAAGGTGTATTTTCCTAAATCTTCAGAAATAGATTCAGCATTCAAAGACTACCTAAAACTTAGATCAACTCATAAGTTCACAATGACAGACAGAGCTATAAATTCACTCGTTAAAAAACTAAGGGAATTATCAGGCGGCGAAGTTAAAAAGGCTTTAGATATGATTGATGCGGCTGTTGTAGGGAAATGGAAAACTTTTTATTCATTAGATAAATAAAATGGATTACTTAGACGCATTCCAAAAAGACGTTAAAGAGTTTGAAAACTTACAACCTGTTCAACCCGACATAGTTTGTAAAGATGTTTCCGACTGGTCCGAGGAATGGTATAAATCAATTCTACCTGAGAACAACAAATTAATACTAGGCTTTGAAACTTGGGATAAGGAATTTAAAGGCAAGCTCAGAAGTAAGTTAGTTCCTATTATCGGGTACGGTGGAACTAAAAAAAGTTTACTAGGTTTGAATATTGCTTATAAAAACATCGTTCGCGGTTTGGGAAGTTGCATTTATTCAACTATGGAAATGGGTGCACCACAAAT